GCCGAGGACCGCCAGGCCACCGAACAGCTTCATCTTCCGCATCTGCTTCTCCTCAGCTAGGCCGGCTCGCTCGCCGGCTGGTTCTTGGCCTTCTCGAACCCGATCTCGCTCGCCAGGTTCTTCAGGAACGACTCCTCCGCGGCGGCCCGGAACTTGTCCAGGTGCTTCTCGAAGACGTGCGGCACGCTCGGCCCGCGAAGTTCCACGATCGGCAGGTTCCTCGACCAGGCTCCAACGGACTTGCGGCGTGAGGTGCCGCGGCGCTTGAAGACGCCGCGATGCCCGCCAATGCCGACGGTCGCGATGAAGGCGTCCGCAACGCGGCCGCGCCCGCCGAGGAGGCGATACGACACCCCCTGACCGAGTCCCCGGGAGGGCTCCCGCCCGCGAGCCTGAAAGGCGATCAGCGGAATCCGGCGGCCCGCGATAGTGAGCGCCACCATGGGTCTCGCCCGGCTCGCCTTGTCGATGACGATCTCGCGCTTGACGTACTTGGCGAGCAGGCCGGTGTCCGACGCGACGACCTTCACCATGGCGGCCTGGCCGCTCACGGCGGCGCGGTTCAGTGCGCGAGCCATGATGAGCGGGGCCTGCTCCGCGAGGTCGAGGAGATCCTTTCGAAACGTCTCGATCTCGAACTCGAAGCTTGCGCGCTGGCTCACGGCTGTCCCCATCGCTCTTCGATCGCCAGGAGGTAGCCGACCGAGACGCCGACCACCGAGGCCCCTTCTTCCCGTGGGATGGGGCGCGTACTCGCCCTGGTGAGGCCGAGCGGAAGCGTGCCCGAAAGGGCCCGGTCAACCGAGGGATCGATCGCCGCGTTCTGGCCGTTCCCTTCGACCTCGACCGCGACCTTGATGTCGGCGATCAGCCGCTCGAGAGCGACGATCGGCGCGTCGATGTCCGCCGGCACGAAGGCCTGTACCTCGACCGGGATGGAGCTCCTCACGACGCCACCGTCGACCGTCGGGGAGTCCTGGCCGACGGCGATCGAAAGGGCTGCGGGCGGATCGTCGGGCCCGAGGGTGATGACCTCGCCCATGGAGATGTTCTCGCCGGCGTCGGAGTTGAACCCGTGCTTGACCGTGATCCAGGCGAGCCGGTCCCGCAATTCGAGAAGCGCCGTCTCTCGCTTGCTGGTCATGTCCGGCGGACGACAGTCGCGCGGTACTCGCCGTGCTCGACCTTGTCGATCGAGTCGACCAGGAAGTCCGCAGCCTCTTCGCCTGGCGCCTCCGCCACCGCGATCGACGAACCGCGGGGGAGCGCCGCCACCTCAGACGTTCGCACCGCGATCCCGCGCCGTGCATCCGCTCGACGGATGTCCGTCCCCGTGGGTTGCACGTCGGTGGCGGGCGAGAGCCAGATGACGGTGCAGGAGACCGGAGCACCGTCCGGGATAGTGAGCACCGCGGGAACTCCGTGGACGCTGTAGTTCCTGTCGCGGACGAATCCACGGAGACCCGCGGTGCCCATCTACCAGCGCCCTCGTTACGCCGAGGGGCTCGGGGAAGGAGACGAGCTCGAGCTCGGCGACGCGCTGGCGCTGGGCGACGCGCTGGCGCTGGGGCTCGAGGCGGTCGAGTAGCCGAGGGCGGTGCCGTCGAGCCGCACGTAGCCATAGGCGCTGCCGTAGGCCGCGGTGCGGACGGCGACGCCGCACTTGTAGTTGCCGGTCGAGATGCTGGAGAACACCTTGTTGGTGTCGTCCCAGTAGAGCCTCTGGCCCTCGGCCCAGGCCTGCGCCGCGGTCTTCCCGTGGTAGATGACGCCCTCGAGGATGCCGTTGAAGCGGACGCCCACGAGGGCCGTGACCGTCGGGATGACCAGCAGTTCTCCGATCTTGACGCCGATGCCGACCGTGACGCCCCCCACGGGCGCCGTGAACTCCAGGATGTCCCCGTCCTTGACGAAGTTCTTCACGTTTCGCTCCTCTAGCGGCTCTTCGCCGCCGTTGCCCGCCGGCTCTTCACCGGCGGGCGGGTTTCACGTCAGCGGCCGGCCCTACGCGCCGGGGTCCTTGTAGATCGCGCGCCAGTCCGCGGCCTTGAAGGCGACGTCGTGGCGGCACCGGAACTGCAGGCCGTCCACGTCGAAGCCCTCCTGCTGCCGCAGGTCCGGCCCGGCCTGCCCGTCGAGCGTCGCGTAGTACAGAACCGGCGCCTCGGAGGCGGGGCAGGCCATGTACCAGGCCTTGCGGCTGTTGTCGTCCAGTCGAGGCTCGACGATGACGGTGAGCGGCGTCCGGCCTCCCGGGCCGAACGGGTTCGCCTGGGACGCCTGGGCGGGCGTGATGCTGGTGACGAGCTGGTCCGCCACCGTCTCCAGCTCGGCCGGCACGATCAGGTAGCGGGGCGTCAGGTTGAGCGGCGTCACGCCGTCGATCCCCTTCTGCCGGCGCATCGCCGTCCGGCCGTCGCCCATGTGGCCGACCGTGAGGTCCTGGCCGAACGGGGACAGGTTGCCGTGCGCGGCGATGAACAGGACGGCGCCGTCGCCCATTGTCGGGTTGCTGGTGATCTGCGCCCAGGCGAGGTCCGCCTCGAGGTCGCGCGCCTTCCGGCCGAACGCCATCGGCACCTGGCCGAACGCCCCCAGGTCGTCGTTGATGAGCGCCTGCCGGGTGATGGCGAACTTCTTGCCGTAGGTCTTGAGCTGGACGGTTTCCTTCGCCTCGGTGATCGTCCCCGAGCTGAACTCGCCGTGCTCCATGACCTCGTCGAGGCCGGGCGCGTCGCCGATCTGCAGCTGGCGGCTCGCCTTGAAGTCCGAGAGCGTCACGGGCGACGCGATCGGGAGCCAGGTCTGAGGGGCCGCCTCGTAGGCGGACCGCAGGTTCTTGCGCGCCGCGTCCTCCAGGAGGCCCGGGAAGTCGGTGGTCGTGTGCATACCGCCACCCCGTCGCATCATCGCGTCGGCGAGGTCTGACCGGCTCATGGCGGTCACCCGCACGCCGCGGGCGCTCAGGAGGGCGCGGCCGATGTCCAGGAGGGACATGCCGCGGTAGGGCCGCCCGATGTCCTCGAGCTGGTGGCGGTCCGGGGCGATGCGGTGGAGGATGGCGTTGACGATCCCGGCGCGGGCGTGGACCAGCGGGTCCTCGCCCATGATCTCGGGCCGCTGGGAGGGACCGCGCGGGGCGTCGCCGTCGCGCTTCGCGAGCTCCTCCAGGATGAGGGTCTGCGCGCGGACGAGCGGCACCTTGTCGGCGATCAGCTTCCGGGCGAAGGAGATGGGCAGGCGGTTGCCCGTGCAGGCCTCCATGATCGTCAGCATCCGCTCGCGCTCGGCGTCCGCCCCCGCGTCGCGCTCGCTCGGCTCGGCCGTCTGCTTCGGCGGCGGCATGGCGGCGAGCAGCGGGTTCTGCTCCACGATGGTCTCGGAACGGTCCTTGTCGGTCATCTTCGGCTCCTCCTGGGCGCCCTGCACCGTGGGCGGCTGTTCTTGCTCGGGCGACTTCGGCTTGACGGCCTCGACCGGCTCCACGCCGGCGCGCGTCACGATCTCGCACTCGTTGCTGTCGGTCGGCTCGCCGCCGCGCGTCTTCGCGCCGGGGTCCGCCGGGATCGGAACCATGGAGACCTCGAAAGGCTCCCAGTCGATGGCGGTGCGCACGGGCAGCTTGTTGTCCTTGCCGGCGGTCTCCTCGAAGCGGTAGACCCGGTAGCCGACCGAGACCGACCGGATCAGCCCGTCACGCACGTCCTGCCAGACGGGTTCCACGGCGTCGCGCTTCGAGAAGCGCACCTTGACGGTGGCCGCCTTCTTGAACAGGCTCGCGCTCCCGGGGACCACGGCGCCGAGCTGGTCGGCGACCGAGTAGGCGCTGTGGCTGTCGAGCAGCGGGGCGCCGTGTGGGACAGGGCACTCGGTGCGCGCAGGCAGAGCACCACTCTCCAACGCGCAAATGATCGTGCAGCGCCAGCACCGCCTCGACGCGGCGGGCAAGGTACTCCTCCATGCTCCCGTGCGTGTTGGTGTCCACCCACTTGATGAGTTCTCTCGCGGTTGGGTCACTCATGGCTTGGCCTTCCAGACGGTCCCGCAAACGTGGCACTTGTGCATGTAGCCCCAATGTTGAAGGGATGAGGTTCCGCAGCGGGGACACTTCGGGGCGCTCATGGCTTCTCCTCCGGCGCGGTGTCGCGCAGGGCGGCGTCAATGATCTGGCTGGCCTTACGATCGACTGAGGCAATTACAGCCCCACGGTTAGACAGCCCAACCCGCAATACCTCGCGTACCTCTCGCAGCGCCGTCTCAACCTTGTCGGCGCGAGTCCGCTGAACCTCACGTAGCCGCTTCTCTTCATCTACGCGCTGCCACATCTCAGCTCGCAGCGCGTCTCGCTCAGTCTCGGCTTGCTTCAGCCTCTCGATCCAGCGTGTTTCACGGTCGAGCGTGGCGTTCCACTTCCCCTGCCATGCTACCAACTCATCCAGCACGTCCCGGATCGTCTTCACGACCTCAAGAGAACCAACTCCGCCGGCTCTCTCGTAGATAGAACAAAACTGCTCAAGCACCTCTCGCCGCGCCGCCTCGCTCATGGCTTCTCCTCCGGCGAGAGCCCGAGGCCCATGCGGCTCCACAGCTTCGCCGGGTTCGCGTACTGGGACAGGGCGCCGGATTCGGCCACGATCTGAGCGAGGGAGGGGCGCCCGAAGCCTCGCGTCTCGTCGGCGAATGCCAGGACGGCGGCGGGCAACGCCGGCAACTCGGCCAGCATCGCCTTGAGCCGGGCCTGCGACTGCGCTTCGAGCGGGGCGAGAGCCATCGTGCGGAGGATCTCGATGTCTGGCGTCGTCGTCTTGTACACGCCGGGGCACAGCGC